TAACTACCGAAAAACAACGTGCAGCTTCGGCTACGACTCAACACACAAATAATACAAGATGGCCTTTTATTATTTTATTTTTATTTTTGTTTTGTGGCCTTAATCTATGTTACAGAGTAAATTACAAACTTTAAAAGTCATTCTTGTTTTCCAAATTGAGAAACTGCGATACTGTAGCGGCTCTAAAACCTGATCCATCACGTGTGAAGCGTGAGTGAATAAATTCCTTACCAAGATCAACCAATTCAGGAGTAACGCTACTTCTGATCTTACTGTAAAGCTGCTCAATAGAGGCTGCAGCATCAGATAGTATAGAGTTTCCTGTGGAGGGGGCATCATCCATCGCGTTAGTCGATCCAATAGCTGCTAGACCTTCTAAATGATAGACGACTTCGAAGTAGAAGATAGACCCTGCTGGGTAACCAGTTCCAAAAATGTAACCTTGGAAAGTGGAAGCCGCAGCAGAATATGAGTTAATGGAGTTGAAAGTAAAATCATGGATGTCTGTGGGACGGTAAAGAACAGCAGCAGAGTCACCAGTGATGATCGTTGTTGTTGAATTCGACATCAAAGAGGTGACAGAGGCAGTGGCTGCTGTAACGGAATTGGAGGGAGTAGAACATGCATACATAACACCTGCTTGCGCAGTTTTGGGGTACCGAATGAAACCACGCATACCACCAGACACGACACGAATTGAGTTAAATTGGTTGGTCAAAGAAGTCAAATTTGGAGTGATGAAACCAGTATAAGAGGGTGCGCTGCCAACAAGGCCATTGGCAACAGCACCAAGAGTTCCATTGGTTCCACCTGATGAACAATTAAATGGGAGGGTCACGACTTCAAAGGTTCCATCAGTGGCGTTAACTACGACAGAACCCCTGTAATACGCCATAGCTAATCCAGTTGGCACAAGGGTACCAAATCCCATCCTAATGCCGGCATACTCAAAAGGGTCATTGAGAGTGGCGACATAGTTGATAATTGATGAGACGGAAAACTTTGGTTTCTTAATCATGGTCGAACCATTTGGGTAATTGTATTTGACTTTACGCCCCGGACGCGGGCGTTTTGTACCTTTCTTCTGTGGTGTCTGTGATTTTGGGGCCTTTGATGTTGAGACCGTGGTAACTGTTTTGGAGGACATTTCAAAGTGATGATCTGATTTGTGGTGACTGTTGAGAAACTACCTGTGGCTGAAACGATGTAATAGGCAGTACAGGAACAAAACTGTTCGCTGTGGATGATGCGGGCAAATGTGATAAACCAAGAGAGAAAACGGGAGGATTTTCCGGTTGTAACGGATGGAAAGGATTGTTCGCAAGAGGGACGGCAAACACTGACGGCTTAGGTACAGGCGGTAGTGGTCTCTTAGGAACAGGAGGAGGCGGCGGAGGTGGAGCAAGAGGGGGATTTGATGCGAAAGGGTTATGTAAAGGCTTAATTGCACTACTTGGGTAGGGCAAATCAACGGAAACATGACCGGGTGCGACCCGTGGTTTCACATGTTGATACCGACAAGAACCAACCTTCCGATTACACTTCCCTTCAAGAAATTCCTTGCACACTTTAGCATGCTCATACTTGCACTTCTTCCCAAACGTACATTTTCCTTCAGTGAATTTCCAGCATATTTCCTTTGCTGGAATAGGGACTTGGGATCCAACAGTGGGGGCAGTAGCGGCTGCAGGCACCTTAATGGTGTCATCGACAACGGTGGTTTTCTTGACCTCCGTAGGTTTCAAATCGTCAAATGAGGCAATGGCTGGCATCTTAAGCAAGTCTTCTGGAGCCTTGCAATCAATCAAATACTTGTACAGAGGGGCTGTATCGTACTTGACTAACATACTCTCAAGATAAGAGTTGATGTCATCCGGTTCTTCATTGGGCCAATTAACACTGGGTTCATAACGAGCCCACCAGCCTACCAAAGATTTTGCCACAGGCGCTGACGGATCAAAACACAGATCCATACCCACGCGAACAGCATTGTCGATGATTTGCTTCAGAATTGGCGTTGACCGATCAGTTCGAATTAGACCGATCAATTTTTGACGAAGTTTTTCAACAGGCTTTACATTACCGAGAGCCTGCGAAACGTGTAACTTACCCAGAGCACGAGGCAAATCACATGTCGATGATGGATTACCGAACCAAACCATGCGGGTGTAAAACCGTGACAGATAGTTGACTCCGTCATGGCCTTTCACAAACTCAACACTTTCAAAATCTTGACCAACTAGGGCAGCAGCGGCAGTTAAGTCATGACCATCAAGATCAGCAACGATAAGATCATCACCAGCAAATTGACCAAGCGCTGAAAAAGCAACTTGGGGTGAATCATCTCTTCGACGTCGAGCAAAATAATCACAGAATTTCGTAAGTATTGTGTTAAACATGGCAGTCTCAGCAGACCCACTTCCACGTTGGAATTCAATTTCATATTTCACACCTAACTGTGTGATGACTTTGGTATGGTATTGGCGTTCATGTAAACCAGTTACTTCTTCGTGGTAAACATGACAAAAGAAGGCGACGTATATCATAAGCTCTAACATACGTGCTATCTCTCCAACGTGCCCATCCTGTCTATTGGCGTCGGAACAATTAACACTTTGAATAGCATCAGTACAAATCTTGGTAACAGCAGCGGATATCTCAAGGGGAGTTTTCCCAAAGCTGTACCAGTCAAACGTACTTACGTGCTTGGTCAAAGCATAAGTGTAACGGGAATAATCTCTCTTGTCCACCCCGTTGTATTGCGTGATAGTGCGCGGGTCCGTGACTTTCTGATATGGTTCAGCTTTCAGAAAGGTTTTGGCAACACGGGCGACAGAATCACCAGAAATGTCAGCAGCTTCCAAAATGGCTCGCTGCGATGGGCGATGTTGCCGCTCATACACTTCTGAAATATCAACGGGTATCCCTTTGTGTTTCTCGGGGACAAGGAGATCAACGAACTCGGTCATGCACTGTACAAGAAACTTGCTCGGCACAGCTCCAGCTAACACTTTTGAGTGTTTGGCAGGTGCTGTGATCCGACCCTCAATTGACGCTCTCTCATTTCCAACCGTCTTATCAGGCACATAAGTGTTGGGATAGATTGGAGACATGAAAGCTGTCAATAGAGGTTTCGCTTCAGGGTCGTATTCTTTGATTTTGGTGACTATTTGGAAGTTCCGCACTCCATTGGAGGGTGCGAATACTAATGGCGGGCGAGTTATGTGTAATGAATTGAAATAATCAACGAGTACTGAGGCTTCCTCTTTGTCATTTTCAACCCATGATTGCATTGTGGCCTGGCCAATTCCGATTTTTGCGTTGGAAACAACAGCACTAATCGCATCAAATTTCTTGAGTTCTATATTGATACAATTATGTTTGTCAACGCGTCCAATGGAACGAACCAGTTGAGTACCATCATGATAATCTAAAACATTAAACTCACCTTGGTTGATGTCGAGCCGCTCGATCGTATCACTTTGCAACAAGCGACACAAGAGCGATCCAACGCCACGCCAATAACCAAATGGGATCAAGAACACATACTCATGATGCGCATTTGCAGCTCTTCGCTCAACAAGAAAACTTTTGGATTGGAGGCCGCGGTGAATGGTGATCGTGTCTTTTGAAAAATTCCAGACACGATGACCATAAGTAGCGCCACCTGAAACCACATATCTAACAGTGGAATCATTTCCAAATGTGAAGCAAAATTCTCCCTTGCCTTCACAAACAGCTTTCGGTTGAAAAGAGTACAAAAGGATTGGTTGATTTATATCCATAAGAAAATCCTCGAGATCAAGATAATAGTCCACATCAACGACAGTGACCAAGTGGTCAGCACGAAGTTTGTCGTTAATGGGGACAACCATAACATCTTTATCCCAATAAAAGTCTCTGGAACCTTCTATACCATCTCTAATATCGGCAGAACTGCATTGGTAAGCATAAGGGACCATGCCAATGCGAGCAGCCAACATTCTTGACAAAACGGTACAGGAAGACCGCCAGGCTGCTGAATTCGGATGCGTATGGCTAGCATCTGAAGGAGCAATCCTTGGAGTAGGAGTCTCACGGAAGGCATTTCGGAGCAAATGAAACTTCCATGAGGTACCATGACGGAACCAATCAATAACAAGGGTACGAAACCGTGTTAACAATCGTCTAATGCAACTGATTGCCGCTTTCTTGACATAAGGGTAAGTCAACCTAACAAAGCGGTAAAAAATCACAAAAGCGACACCAAACTTAATATTACTTTTGAAAACACCAAGAGACTTTGCACCGAGGCATCTCTTTTGGCTAACAATGAATGGCAACATTCACAAAACGTTTTTGATAAA